CATTACTTTCATTATTACACCGACTAAAACTGCCGTGGCAACTCCATTGCAGTTTTTTGTTCTATTACCACTTCAGCCGTATTACACAAAACGCCTAAACACCATAAGATTGATGATACAAATTGGCGCTATAACATCTATAAGCGACCTACTCCAATACTCAGACGGAAAGCTAGAGTGGCGATCCAGCAGACCAGAGTGGCTATAGCTTCACATTCTATAAGGGTCGTGGTACACTACGAGTAGCAAAGAAAGGCTACACAATGAAAATACTAATCGTAACCACCCTAGCAGCAGCATTACTGTTCTTATTGTTGGCCCCTCAATTAGCTAAAGCACCAGAGACCACAGTACAGCCTACAATGACTATCTCAAACGACATCGAAACCCTAGTCAATCAAGCCAGAAACACAGAGAGCCTCGTACCGTTTAACAGCAATCAAACTCTCAGGAATAGCGCCTGCAACAAAGCCCAAGACATGATAGACAAGAACTACTGGTCACACAACCAACCAGACGGCACTACACCCTGGCACTTTATTACAGACGCAGGATACAACTACACCAAAGCTGGAGAGAACCTAGCTAGAAACTACCCAACACCAGAAGCAACCGTACAGGCATGGCTTAACAGCCCACTTCACAAAGCAAACATTACCGACCACTTCACCGACCAAGGCATCTGCACAGTACAGAACATCACAGTACAACACCTAGGACGCAAGTAACATTAGAAACCTTAACGCTTATGTGGTAAAATATACCCATGAATGCCCTCAAAGTAAAAGCCGAAGTTATGGAAGTGAAGTCAAAGAAAACAGCCTCACTCGATGTAACCTATCGCTTAGTGCTACAGACCAACGACCCTTCTGTTCTTGCACTCGGATACCTAGAGGGCGACACTATCTTAAACCTAACTTTGGAGGAAGAGTAATGGTAGCTAAAAAGAACGGACGACCAACCATTATGACACCCGAAGTCATTGATAAATTAGAAGAGGCTTTTGCCTGGGGTTGCACTGACATCGAAGCCTGTCTATGGGCTGATATTGGAGAAAAAACACTGTATAATTATCAAGAGAAGACACCTGGCTTTGTACAGAGAAAAGAGCGGCTTAAACAGACACAGATACTAAAGGCTCGTCAGTCAATCAGTAATGCCCTCAGGCGTGACCCGAACTTGGCGCTAAAGTATTTAGAGCGCAAAGCCAAGGCAGAGTTTAGCTTACGAACCGAAACAGACCTAACGACAAAGGGTGAGAGTATGAGCCCCTATGCATTACTTTCACTGGAAGAACTTAAAAAACTAGCAGGTAAATAATCTGATGGTGATATATTCACTACTTGGTAATAGGAATTACGTGCCAGAATATACGGCTTTTTATAAATACATAGCTAAAACTATTGTCATGGGTGATATAAATGCAAGAAATACCTAAAGGTGTTAACAAAATAGCTAATATATATCTAGCAAGGCGATCCTTTTGGTACTTTGAGCAACTGCTCTACCCCCAACTATTTACCGATGACCGCAAGCTGCTAAAAGAAATGGCTGATACGATACAGGACTTTATAGAAAACAGCGAGAAGCACTACCTTGTCTTATCAGTACCACCGGGTCACTATAAGTCATTTACCGCCAAGAACTTATCTATGTGGCTTATGGGGCGTGACCCCTTAAAGCGTATCATCGGCGTTGCCAACTCTGGCGACCTTGCAAGTATGTTCTCGACACAGATACGGGATACAATCCTTGGTATTAACTATGGCAAGGAGGGTACACCCTACCCGGAGATATTCCCAGACACTAAGATTAAGTACGGATTCGCCACCAAGAGTAAGTGGGAGCTTGAGGGCAGCGCAGAGCCTAGCTACCGATCTACTAGCCCTACAAGCGCCATAACTGGGTCAAGGGCTGACTACTTTATTGTCGATGATATTATTAAGAACGCAACCGAGGCTATGAACTCTAATGCCCTAGCTGACCATTTCAGTTTTTACAAGAACACGCTATTTTCTCGTACTGATGGCGATGACTATAAGTTTATATTCGTCATGCAGAGATGGGCGACCAACGACCTGTCGGGTGAGATTATAAAGCTATATGGTGATGATGTCGTTCAGGTCAAATATGAGATTGAAACAGAAGGCGAAATGCTAGAGCCAACTATTATGAGTGCCAAGAAGTTTGAGGAAACAAAGAGGACACTCGACCCCACTGTCTTAAAGGCAAACTATTACCAACAGCCAGTAGACATTGAGGGAAGGCTTTACAACGGGTTTCAGGAATGGACAACGCTACCCGAATCGGTCATGCGCTACAACACAACCGACGTTGCAGACCAGGGCAAAGACTACCTGTGTTCAGTTAACTGGTTTGATGTTAAAGACGAGGACGGCACTAAGGTTTATATTACCGATATTTACTACTCAAAAGAAAAAGCCGAGATAACAGAGCCTCAAGTGGCGAAGATGATTACTGCCGATAACATAACTATCGCAGACTTTGAATCAAACAATGGCGGCAAGGGATATGCCAGAAACGTAGAGCGTGAGCTGGTTAAGCTCGGTAACTCTAAAACGGTTGTTCAGTGGACACCACAAAACACAAACAAGGTGGCTCGTATATTAGCCTCAAGCGCTTGGGTCAGTCGGAGCGTATATATGCCGCCAAACTGGACGACTAAATATCAGGAGTTCTCCGCTGAGGTTCTGAGTTACGTCGCTAGTGGAAAGAACCCACACGATGATGGAGTCGATGTACTGGCCACTATATACGAGAGAGCGGCCAACTATCAGAAGCTAGAATACGTCGCCCCCATTATGTAGTGAGTGGACTGTTATAATAGTAATAACAACACAACATAGGAACTTATACTTTGCCCGACAATATCTTCACAAAACTATTTAGCCGCAACGGTACAAAGAATATAGACAGCGACTTAGGGCGAAGCCTAGAGCGTCAGGGTATAACCGGCGACTCTCTTTTTGGTAGGTTCAAGAATAACGACTACGAAAACGCCTACCCTTCTATCTCTAAACTTGCTAACGCTTTTACAATGATTGAACCGTACACCGTTGACATAAACGGCAAGCCTGTTGGCTCTAACATACTTGATCGCTTCTACACACCCAACGTACAGATGAGCGCAGCAGACTGGCGTGAAGCCCTTGCTGTTATGACCATTGTCCACTCAAAGGTATATATTCGTGTCCACCACCGCACAACCAGAGCGCTTGCCTCTACAATTACTGGCTTTACAATTCTCGAAGGTGTCTATGAGTTCACCGAAAAAGGAAAGACAGTCTATCAACTTACAACAGGCGAACACCTTGGCGCTGAAAACGTGATTGTATTAAAGGGCATTAACCCCTACGGACTATCTAGGGGCTTCTCACCAATAGAAGCTGCTCGCAAGTGGATTAACATTGACGACTACATCGCCGCTTACCAGAGTGGCTTCTTTGCTAACGGTGCAGTACCAGCAGGGCAGTTTATTATCTCAGCCCGAACACACACAGAGTTTAACGACATTGTTGCAGGGCTTAAAGCCAAACACCGAGGTGCTGACAAGAACAACAACGTAGTGTATACCTACAACCAATTTGACCCTTCAACTGGTAAGGGTGACGGGGGTGCTATTCAGTGGATTCCTTTTAACACAACCAACAAAGACCTCGCACTCAAGGACATATTTGCCCAAGCTAATAAGAAGATTGACTCAGCCTTTGGTGTTCCTGCCTCAATTCGTGGTGTAAACGACCAAAATACCTATGCCTCAGTACGTATTGACGAAGTAATCTTTGCTAAGTACGCCGTAGACCCTATGGCAATGAAGCTATACAGCAAGTTCACCCACGAACTAAACCGCATCACTGGCGGAACTGGCGTTGCATTTGCATACAACCTTGAAATCCCACAGGTTGCAGACGAGGAAAAGGTCAAAGCAGAAGCTAAAGCAATCGAACTCAAAATAATCACAGACGCAATCCTTGCTGGCTATTCACTAGAAAGCATCGTAAGTTCGTTTGACCTACCGGAAAGCTACAACAACCTTAGAACTACTGGCGTTGTAACTATTGAAGACGACAAGCCAGAAGTACTTACTACCGAGGAAATGGCTGAAACACCAGACCAACCGCTTGAGGCAATCGGTGAGCTAGTCGTCCACGCTAACAAAAGCCACAAAGAAACCAAGAACCTAGATGACGAAGAACTCCGAGCTGAATACGAAGGCAAGGTTGAAGCTATCGCCAAGGCTCAGTTGCAGAAGCAGGTTGACGGTGCTGACGCTGAAATAACTAAATCAATCGAAGCAACAGAAGATGATATTACGACATTTGCAACCAACGTCTTTGCTGCCGTGTCTGGCTTAATCCTTATCGAGGGTGCAAAGCAAAGAACCCAAGGTCTTGCCCTACTTGTTGAGGCAGGACTACAAACAACACCTGGTGAGTTCCTTATGACACAAGCTCAGACAGATGCCTATCGTACCTACCTCCTACGAGTCGGAGAATCATATACGAGTACAAATGCCACTTTGATACGTGCAGTGCTAGATAACGCCTCTGAGCGTGGTCTGAGCGTGTCACAAACCAAAGCGGAGCTTACAGACCTAGTATCGAGGGACTTTCAAGCTCAAAGACTAGCAAGAACCGAAGTATCTCGCGCCGCATCACAAGCATCTGTTGACGCAATGGAAAACATCCAAAGCGAAACAGGCTTTTCGGTCGTCAAGGTGTGGAATGTAAACGCCGACGCTTGTGAGTTCTGCCTAGAGCTTGAGGGTAAAGAAGAGCCTGTCGATGGCGTATTCCTTAAAGAGGGTTCAGACATTACAGGTGCAAGTGGAGCTAAGTTTGAGAATAACTTTGTAGATGTACAAGACGCAACCCTACACCCTAACTGTTCTTGCTTCACTACCTACGAGGTCAGAGGCTAGTATGGATCTAAAATGTAAACACTGCCAACGCTACATCGGTAAGTCACACGGCACTATTATCGCTACCCTCAAATGCCCCAACTCAAGCTGTAAAGGCGAGACACAATTCAAGATAGTAGAAGCCGACGTGTCAAAATCATTTAACTTTAAGTTCCTAGAGCAACCAATCGCACCAAAAAACAGGGAGACAACACAATGAAATGCCTACCAGAAATACTACTACGATACCAGTGAACAGTTATAATAGGTACAGAACAATGTATAAGAACCCTAGCGCTCAAATGAGCAAAGTTCACCCAGAGTTCTAAGCTAAATAATACAAAGGTTAAAGCTATATGAGTCAAACCAAAAAGGTAGCTCAATTAGTAACTAAATCACTAAGCATTAACGACGAACGTGTACTACACTTTATCGCTACAGCACCAACGCTAGATCGAGACTTTGAGGTTCTTTCAACGGCAGATATAAGGATTCCAACTAAAAATGGTATCAAGTATGCCTCAGAACTAACCGATAGTGACGAAACAATTGCCCCACTGCTCATAGAGCACGATTGGACAATCAAAGCGCAGGCAGGTGTAGTCTTTAGAATGAAGATGAACGAACTCGGACAGTTAGAGGCTTTCGCTAAACTATCAACCAACGCTAACGGTGAAGAAATTTACCAGATGGCAAAAGAAGATATGTTAGGCAACAGCTTTTCAATAGGTTACACACTCGGTAACGCTACAGATGAAGAGGGGCAGATCAAGAACATTGAACTGCTCGAAATCTCAGTAGTAGCAACCGCTAGCAACCCAGATGCAAAACTGATTAGTTACAAAAGCGCCGACAAAGGAGAGAAAATGGCAGAAGCCACCAAATCCGAGAAGATTGACGCACTGAAAGCTGAACTAAAATCACTTGAGGAAGCCGTAGTTGTTGAAACTCCAGCCGAACCAGTTGAAGAAGTTCCAGCCGAAGAAGTCAAAGAAGAGGTTGTCGAAACACCTGTCGCACCAGTCGTAGAGATTAGCGAAGAAGAAGTCGAAGAAGTTGCGGAAGCCCCAGTGGTTGAAGCTCCTGTCGAAATCAAATCAATTAAAAAGGAAACTAAAATGACTGATGTCACAAAATCAATCGTTCCAGAAGTAACCGCTGTTGAACAGCCAGAAACTGTTGTCAAGAGCATGGACAAGTACGACCTAGTTGCAAAACAGTTCGTTGCTTTCGTAAACAAAGACCAAAAAACACTAAGTGAACTAAACGAAATCGCTATCAAAAGCTACGTCGGTCAAAATGGTACAAAAGCTACCTACTTGAACGCCGCTACCACTGCTGATGGTGGATCACTCGTGCCAAGCGCAGAGCTTATGGCTGAGGTTTACACCGTTCTTGCTGACTACTCAACTGTAGCTAACGACCTTAAGGTTGTTACTCTTACAGAAGGAAACAGCCTGGACATCGCTACACTTGTCACAGATGTTATCATCCGTGAAGTAGCAACCGAAGGTGGAAAGAAAAGCTCAACTAAGCCTGTTACCGGTGAAGCCGCAGTTAGCCTACGAGAGTTTGCTGGTATCGCTATCGTTACTAAGAAATTAGTACGCCAAGCTGCTATCAACATTTTCGATATGCTTCGTGACTCATTCGCACGTGCAATCGCAACACAGCGTTCAAAGATGGCACTCACAGACTCAGCTACAGGAATCGGCGTTATCGCTGGTACTGCAAGCTCAAGCTCTGCTGCTGCCGTCCCTACATACGCAGAAATTGCTGCACTTGTCTATGACATCCCAGCAGGCGCAACACAGGGTGCAAAATACTACATCGCACGAACTGTACTTGCATCACTTGCTGCCGCAGTAGACTCAACTGGACGCAACCTAGACCTAGTTCGTCTTGACGGAACAGGTGTAAGCGGTACTCTTGCTAACGGATTCCCATTCGTTGTAGAGGAAACTTTGGTTGCTGGAAGCGGACTTCCACTTGTTATCTTTGGTAACATGGGTCGTTACGGTATCTTGCTTCGCCAAGGAACCGTTGAAGCTGAAACATTCGACACTGGAATCGTCAACGACGGTACAAACGGTGCGGGTGGTACAGACCACAACTTGCTACAAGACAACAAACTTGCTTACCGTGTTGCTTTCTACGAAAACGTAGGATTCCCAGTACCAAGCGCATTTGCTGTTCTTAAGCAAGTAGCAGCCTAGTAAATAAGTAAAGGAGCGCTATGCTAACCCAAGCCCAAATCAGCAAGTTACTCAACCGCCCCCTGACTACAGCCGAAGTTACAAACTTTGACTCGTACCTTAAAATCGCAACCGAAAGATTAGAATCGCTGCTATGCACGAAACTATCTATCACCGACGCAAACCAAACGTACTTGATACGTGAAGGATACAGAACACTCTACACGGATATATTTAACGGTACACCGACTGTTACAATCAACGGAGTAGCGGCGGAGGCTGACTCGTTCAGCCCTCGCCAGTTCGACAACCTAAACGGTAACTGGTATAACTCAATCGTTTTCAAGAAGTTCTTGTCGAGAGATGTCGAAGAAGTAACCGTTGCAGCCGATTTCGGCTTTGACGCAGTACCAGAAGACTTTCAACTACTTCTAGCCAGGATGTTCGCTCTTAATACCAGCGAGCAAACTGGCGACGATAGAGTACGCTCAAAGAAGATTGAGGACTTTAGCGTTACACTTAACGATCACACGGCTTACCAGCAACTTGTTGCTTCTAATGCCGCCGTTATACGACGCTACTCAACCTGCCAATCTGGAGAGGTAACACATGGACCCGTTTCATATTTTATCTAACACAGATTACACCTTCCTGAAAATTAAGCAGGACGTAACAGGCAACACAATTGAGCAAGAGTACCACGCAACCGGAGTATTAAAGATTAGAGATGCTATGGTTCAGATAGATAATGTCGAGCAGTATGACGGCCTTGAGGCATCACTTCACGTGAGGCCATCAGAGACGTTTATAGCAGACTTAAACGCACAGCTAGTTGGTCACGGAATTAAAGCAAGTAAAGACGGCAACACGCCCCTCACATACCGTATAAATGGTATGCAAGAGGGTCGTGACTTCGACACTGGACTGCTTTCCTTCTACCGACTAATACTAAAGCGAGAGAGTTTGTCACAATGGCAGCCAACCGATCTTCCGTTAGAGTAGAATCAACCTTGTTGAGCCGATGGATTCCCTTAACGGGGATTCAGCTAGATAGAGCTACGCTCGAAATAGCAACCGACATCGACAGGGGAGCTAAAACTCTAGCCCCTAAAGCGACTGGCGCTCTAAGAAAGAGTGGAAAAATCACACGTAAAGGCGCTGCCGACTATGTAATATCATTCGGAGGAAGCAGAGTACCTTACGCAAGACGACGACACTTTGAGAACCAGAAAAGCCCCGGCACACTTCGTTATCTTGAAAGAGCTGGCGAGGCCGTGTCCAGAGGAAGCATAAAGAAATACCTAAGGAATAAATGATGATAACACTTCACATTATACAG